CTAGCCGGTCACGATGATCTCCCGGACCCGTTTCGACTGCCCTGACCCCGCCAGCGAGTAGCTGAGGCCGGCCGTCTCGATCCGGCAGCCGGCGTAGAGCGCGCGGGCCTCGGGCGTGTCGTTCAGGGTCAGGATGAAGCGGCCTTTTAGGCCCCTCAAAACGGCCGCCAACGCCTCATGGTCGGCGGGCGGGAACAGCCCCGCGCCGTAATAGTCCTCCGACCCGAGGTAGGGCGGGTCGACGTAGAACAGGGCGTGCGGGCGGTCCCAGCGGGCGATGAACGCCCGCCACCCCAGGCACTCGATCGTCACCCCGGCCAGGCGCTCGTGGATTGCCTCCAGCAGCGAGCCGAGCTTGGTGGTGTCGAACCGCGCCGGCCCGCTGGTATCGACGCCGAACGATCGCCCGGCGACCTTGCCGCCGAACGCCAGGCGCTGAAGGTAAAGAAACCGCGCCGCCCGCTCCAGGTCCGTCAGGGTCTCCGGGTCGACCGCCCGCAGCCGCTCGAACTCGGCCCGGCCGGTCAATTGCCACTTCAGCATGTCCATGAACGCCTGGTAGTGGCGCTGCAGCACGCGAAAGAACGTCGCCACGTCGCGCGAGGCGTCGTTGATCGCCTCGACCCGCGGCGCGCTGCGGCGGCGCAGGAAGACGCCGCCCATGCCGACGAAGGGCTCGGCGTAGAGCCGGTGGTCGATCGCCTCGATGCGGGCGACCAGCCCGCGCGCCAGCTGCTTCTTGCCGCCGACATAACCGGCGGCCGGATGCGTCGTTTCGACGCTCCTGTGCGGAATTCCCATCGACTCGCGGTCCCGACTCATGGCCCTTGGCCCGCGCCGCGAGACGGCGAGGGCGGGGCGGCGTTCAGGTCTACTGCGCTGCGCGGGTCGGCCGCCAAGCAAGGCCCGCGTTCGGGGCAACCCGAGCCCCGCCACCCCCTAGACCTTCAGCTCCCCCTCGATCGTGGTCGCCAGGCCCTTGTCGTCGAACTCGTCGGTCACCGTCTTGACGGTGAAATCCGTATCGTCGTCGTCGCCGAAACCCTCGGTCGTCACCACCCCGCCGGGAACCGGCGGCTGGACGGGCGGTCGCAGCGTCGCCGACAGGGTCTTCTTGGCCCGCGCGAACGCCTTGGCCCGGCCGGCGGTCGCCTTCTGCGCCTCGGTCTTCGAGGCGAACGTCTCGGGGTAGCTGTAGTCGGGCCCGGCGTCGCCGGCGTGGCCGTTGACGTCGGTCGAGGTCGCCGTCTTGCGGTCCCACACCTTGGCGTGGCTCGCCCCGCGCGCCTCGCGATCGTTGTCGCGGATGTCGAACTTCTCGCAGTCGTTCGGCGTGATCTTGACGGCGGCGATCGCCGCGCCGCTCGCCGTCGTGCCCGCGCCCTTCGGGACGAAGACCAGCCGCCCCTGGGCGAACTTGCCGACCGCGTCGAAGCGGCGCGCCAGGCGCATCACCAGGTGCATGTCGCTTTCGCCGGTCTGGGCGATGATCTGGTCGATCGCGGTCGCCGCCAGGCCGGCGTCGATCGCCGGCGTCAGGCCGTTGTCGCTCGCCACCTGGTTGAGCACGTCGCCGAGCGTCTTCGGCGCCACCCACGAGCGCGTCTTCTGCTGTTTCAAGGTCTTCTTCAGGTCGGCCGACTGCGCCGTCACGTGAAAGACCGCCGGGCCGCCGCTCTTCGTCACGCCCTGGACGATGTAGGCGCCCCGGTCGACCGCGCCGCCGAATTCCTCGAAGCCGAGCGCCACCTGCAGCGTCTGGCCGCGCTGCGGCTTGGCGAGCATGCCGTCGTAATTCGACAGCGTCAGCTCCAGCTCGTCGGCCTTCTCGCCGTCGTGGCGGCTGACGCGGCCCTTCAGCACGCGCGGATTGATCCGGCTGGAGACATCCTTGCCGCCGATCGAGATCTGCAGAACCGGCGTCGCCATCTCAGTCCCACAGGTTGACGGTCTGCTTCGGCGGCGGCGTGACGGTCGCGACGTCGGGGAGTTGCACCGTGATGTTCTCCGGCAGCACCGGCGGCTGGTCGGCGAGGCCGGGATTGGCGGCGAGGATCGCCTCGGCCGCGCCGGCGACGAAGCCGTAATTCAGCCAGGCGATCGCGTCGACCATGTCGCCCTGCTGGGTGATGTAGACGCCGCTCATGGCCACAGGCTCCAGATCTGCCCGTCGCCGTCGTCATGGGCGGCGAAGGTGAGGTTGTAGGCGACGCGCTGCGGCCGGCCGTTGGCGTCGTGGAACGTCTCTTCCGGGTCGATCTCCTCCAGCCGGAACGGCCCCGAGACGCTGCCCGAGCCGGTGACCAGGCAATAGACATCGCCCGCCTCGCACGCGGCTTCGAGCGCCAGCACCTGGGCGGCCGGCCCCGCGCCGTCGTCGTTGGGGAACGTCACGCCGGAGATCGTCAGCGTCCGCTTGTCGGGCCCGAGATATTGCCCGGCCGGCCGCCGGCCGATGATCTCGTGGTCCTTCCACCGCGCCTTGGTCTGGCGCGCCAGCTTGTCGAAGGCCATGGCGCCCGTTTCGAAGACGGTGTCGCCCCAGCACATCAGCATCAGCGCGCCTCCGGCCCGTCATGCAACGCGCCGGCGAAGCTGGCGCGGTGCGAAGCGGTCGACAGGCCGCCGTTGATCGAGCCGACCAGCGACGCCGCCTCGCGCAACTTAGAGATGAGCGCGTCGAGGGTCGAAGCGTCGACCTTCGGCTTCACCGTCTGGCCGAGCGCCTGCAAATCCTGATGCGCTTCCTTCGCCTTCCTCGCCGCCAGGTCGACCTCGCTGGCGTCGATCCGCGGGTTCGTCGATCGCGGCGGCGGGTCGAGCCCGGCGCGCACCCGCGCCGCCGCGATCGCCTCCGGGCCGGCGATCGACGCGCCCTTGCCGCCGGCATCCGGCGCAGAGGGCAGATCCCGGCGCAGCCGCTTCACGTCTTCGATGATGTCGTTGAAGGTGTCGACCGCGGCCAGGCCCCAGCCGAGCGGCCCGAGGAAGCGGCCGCCGACCATCCGGGCGCCCGCGCCGGCGGCCGCTTCCGCTGCCGCCGCGGCCCCTTCGCCACCGCCGGAAATGAACCCGAGTTTCTGTCCGACGCCGATGAACCCTTTGCCGAGCCAGGTCAGGATGGTGGCGACCGAGAAGCCGGCGGCGAGCGTGCTCTCGACCGGCCGGTCGGCCGCGACTCGGCTGAGGGCCGACAATCCGTTCGCCAGAATGCCGAGCCCCTTGGCGACCGTCGTCATCGCCGGCTCGGCGGCGACGCCGCTCAGGGTGTCGATCGTCGCCTTGACCGCCTGCCATTGGACCTTCGGATCGTCCTTCAGGTCTTGCGCCGCATCGAGCCCCTTGTTGAGCGGGTTTTCGATCAGCTCCTTGGTCCGCTGGAACTGCGGCGTGTCGGTGACCGCCATATAGGCCGCTTTGAGCTCGTTGCGGTTCGACAGCGCGGTCACCAGCAACTGCATCTGCAGGTCGGGATCTTTGGTGTATTTTTGGATCGCCGGCCACAGCACGCCCTGCGCCCACTCGACCGGGTCGCGCGCCAGGATCTCGGCTCCTTTGACGCCGCCCGGTTCGATGCGCTTGATGTGGCCGCCTTTGCGCTCGACCTTCTTCTCGTCGAGCAGGCCGATCTTGTCGAGCGCGTCGAGCGACGGCCCCATCAGGTGGCCGCCCATGATCCCTTCGCCGAGCGTCGCAATCATCACGCCGGTCGCGTCGCCGCCGAGCGATTGCAGCAGGTGAGGCAGCTCGTCGCGCAGGAACTTGTCGTTCCACTGCCGCGCGAAGGCGCCGCCGCGCTGGAACACCTCGAAATAGTCCGAGAAGCTGAGCTTGGCGCCCAGCGCGTTCTTGGCCGCCTGGAAGTCGTCGAGGGCGCGTTCGGTCTTCTCCCAGTCCTTGGTGAAGCCGCCTTCCTCGACCGCGCGCAGCGCCGGATAGGCGGCCGTCAGGCCCTCGCCGGGGTGGTCGCGATCGGCCAGCGCCGCCATCTTCATATAGACGCCGAGCGCCTTGGCCGCCTCTTCGTCGGTGGTGAAGATGGCGCGCGCCTCGCGCGCTTCCTTGAGGACGTCCGCCAACGGGAACTGCGGGTATTTTTGCTCCAGATCGGCCGCCAGCTTGCGCGTGTCCTCGATCTGCTGCGGGCTCATGCCGGCGATCTTCTGGGCGATCTTTTCGTCGCTCAGATTGGCGCCGCCGCCGACGATCGTCTCGATCGCCTTCGGGCCTTCGAACAGAGCGAGCATTTCGCCAGCGTTTTCGACCATGCCCCAGAAGGGCGACGGCTCACCCTTGCCGCCCGGTGCCGGCGGTCCGCCTCGCCCCGGCGGCAGCTTCTTGTTGATCATCGCGTCGAGCTGCGCGTTGAAGTCCTTTAGCGCCCCCGTCGCCTTGTCGATGTCCTCGATCGTGGCGATCCACGCCGCGCCGACCCGCTTCTCGGCATCGGCGGCGTCGATGACGGAGGTCTCGAACTGCTTCGCCTTCTCGGCCGCCTCCATGATGGCGCGGCCTTCCTCGACCCACTTATCAGGCCGAAGGCCGGCGTCGGCGTTGCCCGCCTGCTTCGCCGCCGCGCCGAACTGTTCGAGATCCTTGACCGCCTCCCGCGCCGGCCCCGACATGCGGTTGACCAGCTCGAGGATGAATTCGAGCGTCATGTTGGCCATGGTCAGCGCCCGTAGAGCCGGTCAAGATGGATCGCCGCGCGCCCCGCCAGCCTCAGGATCGTCGGCATCGGCTGCGCCAGCACCCACTCGCGGCTATAGGGAAACGCCAGGCCGATGTCGTCGACGACCTCGTCGAGGTCTAGCGGACACCGGCGACAAATTTCCCCAGCTCGGCCATCAGCCGCGAATAGTCGGCGCCGTGCATCGCGTCGAGCACCTTGGCGTCGGCGTCGGCGAGCTTCAGCGCCAGCGCGCGGAAGCCGCGGTCGGGCGAGCGGATATAGGCTTCGATGTCGGCGCCGGTCGGCACGCGCACCGCGAGCTTGCGAAACTCGACGCCGGCGAACTTGAACGGATGGTTGAGCTCGAAATCCTCCAGCCCCCAGCCCTTCTCAGCGTCGGTGATCTCTTGCTTCTTGTCTTCGGCTTTCTTGTCTTCGGCCATGCGCGATCCCCTGCTGAAAAGGCCCTTTTGCGATCCGCTTCGCCCGCAGCCGCGCTTACGAGCCGATCGCGTTGCTGATCATCGCCGCGACGTCGGTCCCATTCCAGGTGTCGACGCCGTTCTCGATGTCGATGTCGAAGATCGACGCGCCGTCGATCGTCAGGTTCAGCGCGTCGAGCGCGACCTTGACCTTCATCGTCGCCTTCTTGCCCGCCTCCCAGGCGCCGAAGTCGTTCTCGATCACTTCGCCGCGCATGTACATGTAGAGCGAATGGGTCGAGTTCTGGTCGCCGTCGAGAAAGGCGCGCACCGAAAACGAGACGCCCTTCGACACCAGGAAGGCGCTCTGTGCGATGACTTGCGGATTGACCGCCGTCAGGTCGCACTCGAACTCGAATTCTTCGTAGCCGAGCGCGTGCTGGCGCGGCGCGATCATGCCGCCGCCGCGGTACTTCTCCATGTGCTTCTTGATCTTCGGCAAGGTGCACTTCTCGCCCGAGCCGGCCATGCCGTAGCCGTCGATGTTGAGGCTGAACGACTGGAGGATGTAGTCGAGTTGGTTGGCCATGGGAGCGTCCTCAGCCGTTGGCGGAGATCATGTTGGCGAGCGACGCGACCTCCTGGGTGTAGTAGTCGGCGTTGCGGTTCGCGGTGTAGATGATGTGCTCCATCGGCGCCGGCGGTTCCGGGTCGATCGACCAGTTCCAGATGCCCTGCGCGCATTGCGACGACGGATTGAGTTCCGGGTCGAGCCAGCAGCGGCCGCCGACCAGGAAGCCGACCGTCTTGCCATACTTGAAGAAATCGTTGGCGCGGTTGGTCATGTCTTGCAGCAGTTGCAGCCCCGGCGGCTTGTCGACCGCCCACAGCGTCACCTCGTCGAGCGACTCGTAAATCATGTCGGCCGCCGTGCGCACCGCCTCGAAGCGCCAGTTGGCGTCGGTGGCGAGGTTGCGGTTGCCCCAGCGGCGGAAGCCGCCGTCTTGCAGGCCAGCCGACTTCGCCGCGTTGATGATCGTGGTGATGTTGGCGCCGTTGAGCACATTGGCTTCGCACTCGGCGTCCGACATCGCCCAGTCGATCGGCGTCGCCACGCCGCCGACGCCTTGCAGCACCTGGTTGGACGGCGAATACCAGAAGCCGAGGTTTTCGTGCACGTAGGCGGTCAGTCCCGCCATCGACGCCGACGCCGGCATGGCGACATAGGACGCCGTCGTCGTGTCCCAAACCATCACGTTGGGATAGAAGATCACGGCGCGATCCGAGCCGTAGAGCTCGGCCGCGGCGATGGCGTCGTCATCGCCGGTCGACGGCGCGTCGAAATAGACGCGGCCGCGCAGCCGCGTCGCCAGCGGCAGCGCCGCAGTGACGATCGGGTTGGCGAGCGGGCCGCCGCCGGTCGCGGTCGGCAGGATCGACATATAGCCAGGCGCGATCAGCGTGCGCGGCGGCACGCCGACCTGGGCGCGCGCGCCGAGGAAGGCGTAGAGCCCGGTCTTGGCCGCGGCCGAGCCGATGATGTTGTTCATCACGTTGTCGGGCTCGGGATCGTCGGCGACGCGCACGACGACGACCTGGCCGGCGCCCTCGGCGTAGACCTGCTGCACCGCGGAGAGCAGCGTGCCGTCGGCGCCAAGCTTCAGCGCCAGCGTCGGCTGCGAATTGAGCAGCACCGGCTCGTTGAGCGGGAACGAGGCCTCGTCGGCCGACGCCGCCGTGCCGATCAGGCCGACGACGCCCGACGGGTTGATGGAGATCGGCTGCGTCGCCGAAGCGACTTCCTGGACCTCGACGCCGTGGAGGAAAGTCGTTGAGCTCATGAGGCCTCGCAAATGCTGGTTTAAGGCCGCTTGACGGCGCTCGGAAACCGCGCCACCTTCGCTTTTGTCCGGGCTGCGGCCCTAGGGTGAACAACTTCACCAGCGCCGCGCAGCATCCCCTTCCGTCAACGAACGCCGCCGCCACAGGTTGGCGGCTTCGGGCGTGGCCCAGGCTGCGGCTGATAGCCCTGTCGGCGCCGGAACGGCGCGTTCAAAACGATGAGCGCCGCGAGGAACGACGCGCCGCAGATGAACCAAACGACGCTTTCGATCATGATGGGCGCTCCCTGATGGCGTCGCGGCCTCGCCGACGGCGACGAAGGCGACGAACGCTGCGCGCGACACGTGCGCCAGCGCGACGCGGCGACCGTAATTGCCCGACAGCAAATCGATCGTCCCGCCCGGCTCGACGCCGGCGACGAAGCCGACGTGATGCGGCATGACCGCCAGATCGCCCCGCCGTGGAGCGTCGGTGTGCGGCCCGTAGCGAAGCGCGCTTGACGCCATACGGTTCGGCAGCGGCGGCAAGCCAACGCGCTGCAACACGAAGCTGGCGAAATCGGCGCACCACGGCCCGATCGTTCCGGTCGGATTGGCCGAGCCAATCCACTGCTGCGCCTCGGCGACGATCCGCGAGCCGCCCTCCCACGCCGCGCGCCCGACGATCGCCGGCGCGCCGTCGCGCCAGGCTGGCGCATAGAGCGACGGCGCCGGCGCCCCGCCGCGTCCGGCGCCCTCGGCGGAGCCGCCGCCGATCAGCAGCGCGAGGCCGGCGAGAGCGAGGCAAACTCGTCTCATGCGTCTTTCCTCCTCACGCCGCGAGCAGCGCGGCTGGGCGATATTTCGAGCGACGCCACGCCGTCGCGCCGAGGGTCGCGGCGGCGAGCTCGGTCACGACGGCGCCGCGGGCGAGCCCAAACCCGGCGGACGACGCCGTCACGTCGGCGAGCGTGACGGATGGCGCCGCCGAAGCCATCGCTGCGGCGTCGGCGGCGGTCGTAGCGCCGTCGAGCGTCGAGCCTTCGGCGGCGCTCGACGGCGCGAACGCGTTCGCGTCGAGCGTCGCAACGGCGAGCGCCGCCGCGAGCGAACCCGTCGCTGGCGAGGAAGCCGAGGCCGAGAGGTTTACAGGGAGAAGCGTCGAGGCTTCGCCCCCAGTCGCTGGAGCGATCGCCGCGGCGGCCAACGTCGCCGCCGCCAGCGCCTCGGCGAGAGCGCCCGTCGACAGAGCGGAAGCTGCAGCCGATAACGCCGCGCCGTCGAGCGTCGAGCCTTCGGCGGCGCTCGCCAGCGCGAACGCTGTCGCGTCGAGCGTTGCGTCGCGGAGCGCCGACGCGAGCGAACCCGTCGCCGGTGCGGAGGCCGCGGCCGAGAGGGTCGCGTCGGCGACCGGTTTGACCGGCGCCAGCGAAGCGCTGAGTGCGACGCCGCCGAGCGGCGCCGAACCGAGCGCCCCCGAGCCAGAGATCGCCGGACCGCTGAGCGTCCCGGTCGCGACGCCCTCAGCGCCGCCGGAGAGCGCCGCCGGCGCCAGCGCGCCTGCGGCGAGCGACCCCGCCGCCTGCACGGAAGCGCTGAGCGGCAGCTTGGCGAGGGCGGCGAAGCCGAGCATGGGTTATTGCGCCGTGTGCAGCCTCAGTCGATCGCGACCGCCGCCGCCGCCGCGACCAGCGCCGTCACTTGCGCCGCCGTCAGCGGCGACGGCAACGCGGCGGCGAGAGCGAGCAGCGTCGTCGAGTCGGCCGGGATCGCGTTCGTTCCGACATTGAAGAACGCCGTCAGCGCCGGGCTGTTCTGCGCCGCGACCGCCGCCTGCACTTGCGCCCAGGTCGGCGGGGTGAAGCCGAGCGCGGCGGCCGACGCGGCGCCCTCGCACGCCGCCTCGAGCTGCCACAGCAGGGCGGTCGGAACCGGCGCGGGGCCGGCCGGCGCGGGGTTGGGCGCGTTGCCCGCGGCGAGCCACGCCTGATAAGCTCGCCAATCGGCGTTGCCGACGTCGGCGGGGATGGAAAGCGCCGTCGGCGTCGCGGCGTCGCGGGTGATGGAGGTCGAGGGCGCGGGTTGCAATGTGTAGTTCATTGTCAAAGCTCCGCCGAGAGAAAGACAAGATCGCCCGAGATCACGGCCGCCATATTCCCGCCCCCCGCGCCCGAGACCGTGAAATTGAAATCCATCGAGTCGGGCGTCGTTAGGCTGCTCCAAATAGCGGTCGTGGTTATGTTGCCGACCCCCACCTGTTCGATTGTCGTCGACGCCCCCGTAAAGCCGCCGAGCGTAGCGGAGGGCGACACGCGCATCGGCGGAGAAATTGCCCCCCACAATTCAATCATCGTCGAGGTATTGACGCGGCCGCCCATCCCGGCGCCCGCGGGCCTGGCGTACCTCCGGCACAGCGCCAGTTCGACGCCAATCGGTCGGCGCTCGAAGGGCGTCGCGACTTGACCCGGCTCGAGCTGCACGTCGAGGATTTCGAACCAGTCGTTCGCCCCCGCCGTCCCTGTCGGGCCGTAAGTGATAAACACGCCCAACTCGTTGGCGTTGGCGGCGAGCGTTCCCGTGCAGGAGAACCTTGCATAGGTCGTCTGCGAAGGAGGGACGTTGAGCGAGGCGACGAGAGCGTCTCCGGTATAAGCTCCGGCGCGCTCGTCGGTTCCGGTTCCGGAACGAAGAGCCACGCTCAAGTTCGGAGACGAAAAGTTGGCGCCGACGCGGGCGTAGAGGGACAGCGTGACGTCTTGGCCTGCGAGGTCGTGACAGTTGAGCGACTCGACAGACTGTGAAAGCCAGATCGGGTTCGCTGTTATCGTGTCGCCAGGCGTGCGCTGAACGTGCAGGGCGCTGCGGTTGACGCCGTTCTGCAATATTCCCGTCGCCTTCGAGAGGACGAAGTTGCCAACGTCGGCGTAGCGAACGCAAACCCATCTGTCGGCGGTGTACGGAGAAGCGCCGAGGGGCGTGAACGTTGTCCCACGCTGCCAAACGTCGAATGCGCCATTGATGAGGCGATTGCGGAAGCCGGCCATCCGGCCGACCCATGGCGTCGAGCCCGCGCCGAGGACCAGATTGGAAGCCGCCGCGCCGGCCGGGGGCTCCGGAACCATGCCCGCCACGCCGCCCGAGCCGGAGTCGCCGGCGAACGGCTGCAGGTCCTCGGCGAGCACCGAGGCAAAGACGAGCGCCGCAGCCGACGCCGCGATCGCCGCGCCGCCGTTCGACGAGCCGAGGATCGTGGTACGCGTCAGAGTCGGGCCGGTCGATGAATACGTTCCATGGCCGTATTCCCAGTTGGCGCCGTCCTCGATTACGTATGAGATGGCGGCGCCGTTGGCCACGCCCGCGGCGGCGAAGGACTGGTAGCCGGCGACGGCGGCCCCGAGCGCGACCACGCCCGCCCCCGGCGCGGTCGCCACCGTCATCTTGGCGCGGTCGACGAGCTGAACCATCAGGCGTTCCCATCAGTCAGAGTGAATGAGGTGATCTGGATGTTCTGGCCGACGGCGAAGGTCGGGTTGTCGAAGGCGAGATCGCCCGAGCCCTGACCGACCGTGCCCTGCACGTGGCAGGTCGCGCCGGTCGGGTCCATGACGCGGAAATGCCCCGCCGTGCCCGCCGCGCTCGCCACGCCGGTCCATGGGCCGTTCGCCTGCGACTCCGAGCCGCCGGCGGCGCTGTTCTCTTCCATGCTCGGCAGCGTCAGCGTCGCCAGCAGCGCGCCCGAGTCGGCGGTCGCGCAATTGGCCGGCGGCGCGCCGGCGTAGAGCAGCAGCTTCGCCGCCGCGCCGATGGTGGCGAAGATTGCGGCGAGCTGCGCATTGCGCACCGCGACCGAGAATTGAATGGACATTCGAACCCCTTTCAGGCGTAGCCTTCGCCGACCAGGTTGGCGAACACGGTTTCGCCGCCGTCGAACGTGTCGAACACCACGCAGTCGATCGCGCCGGGCGCCGTCGACAGCATCGGCGGCTGGCCGTCCGGCCACTTCACCGGCGGCCAGCTCGCGACGCGATCGCCGACCGCGTCCTGGACGAAATAGACCGCGACCCGCTGCGCGCGCCCGGCCGGCCAATTGACGAAGCGCACCGCCGCCGCGGCGTTCATCGCCACGACGAACGTATTGCCCTGCGAGACGTCGATCGCGACTTCGCCGTCGACCGGCGCGAGGCTGACCGCTTGCAGCGTCAGCGCCAGCGCGGCGGCGCTTTGCCCCGAAACCGAGACGCCGCCCGCTTGCGCGGCGACGCTGGCGCCGCTCGGCGCGGCGACGACGCTGGCGACCTGACCCGCGCCGCCGGCCAGGAACGGCGACGGCGAAGCGGCGGCGATCGCCAGGCTCGCCGCGGCGGCGGCGACGCTCAACGGCGACGGCGCGGCCGAGATCGTCAGCATGTGACGCCCTCGACGACGGTCACCGTCAGCGGCGCGGCCTGGCAGAGATTGACGACGGCGCCGTCGCCCTCGGCGATCAGGTCGGCGACATAGGCGCCTGCCGCGATCTGCGCGACTTGCGCCGCGGGAACGAGCCAACTCAACAGCCCGTTCGTCCCGCCATTGGTCAGCAGCCCGTTGGCGGTCGACAGGTCGAGCGCGATGGCCGACGACCCCGCCGTCGGCCGCACCTGCATGTGAAACGCAATCCCGGTGAGATCGAGCGGCGCGCTCGACCCGGCTTGCGTGAATTGCAGCGCCGCGCGCAGGTCGGCGTTGGTCGCGATCGTCAGCGAGCCGGAGATCTGCGGCAGGGCGAGGATGGCGGTTGTCATTCATCCCTCGACTGGGTCGGCGCGCCGCGCCACGGAATGGTCGCGTTCGGCGGCGGCCGCCGGGCGGCGGATCACGAGGTGCGCTTCAAGGTCACGAGGCAGGTTTGCGGGTTCGCGCCGCTCTGCAACGAGGCGGCGGAGATGCAGGTCCATACGCCGGCCGGCATGTTGGGGTAGGTCCACCGCGCGTCGCTGAACAAGCAACTCGTCGGCCCACAGCTGGCGCTCATCGGCTGCGTCGACACCTGCCAAACCCACGATGCTGTTTGGCCAATGAAGGCCGACGACGGCGTTACATTGACGCCACCGGCGGCGACGAGCTGGATCATCGCGCCGACGCCCGTCGAACTGAACGGGTTGACGGCCGCGGCGTCGACGTATTCCTTGTTCGCCGCCTCCTTGCCGCTCTGCGGGTCGCGCGCGGTGATCAGCGGGCCCGTCATCGTCCCGCCGGCGAGCGGCAGATAGCCGCCGAGCGCCGTCGCCAGGGCGGAGATCGCGGCGTCGACATAGCGCTTGGTCGCCGCGTGCGCGGCCGCCGTCGGATCGGCGAACAGCGCCAGCATGCCCTGCATCGTGCCGCCGCCAAGCGGCAGGTAGCCGGCCAGCGACTGCGGCAGCCCGTTGATCGCCGTCCAGATCGCCGCCAGCGCCGCGCTGACCTGTTGGAGGGTCGGCCACGGCCAGGCGAAGCCGCCGGCGGTCGGCGCGCCAGCCGCCCACTCCGCCGGCGAGGCCGGTCGCCCCGAACCCATCGCCGCCGTGCTCGACGCCGGCGTCACTGCGTCGACCGGCTGCGCCGCCGCCGCGATGCCGATCGTGCGGTCGGTCCAGCCGGCGGCGCTCGTCGTGTCGCTCTTGGTGATCGGCGCCGCGACGCCGGGGAGATTGGCGTTGTAGCCGGCGATCACCTGCGCCATCGTCGCGAAGCCGCCGTTCGGCGGCGTGATCGTCACGGCGCTGGTCGAAGCGACGACCACCGCGACGTTCCACGCCAGGTCGCAGGTCTGGCCCTGCGACGACACCGTCTTTTCGAAATTGGTGGTGCCGACGATGCAGCAGTGGCCGAGCGCGTCGAGGATGGCGAATTCTGTGACGGTGAACGGGCCGATCTCCGCCCCGCCGCTCGACGCGGGAATGTCGACCGCGACGTCGATCTGATTGGCGGCGTTGGGGTCGACGGTCACCGACTGGATGACCTGGCCGCGCCACACTTCGTGCGTCACGCCGCCGGCGGCGATCAGCGCCGAGATCGTCGGCACCGCGCCATTGCCGTCCCCGACCACCAGCGCGCCGCCGGTCAGGTTGGCCGGCGATCCGCCGGCCTGCGCCGCAGCGATCAGGTTGTCGAAATATTGGGTCGTCTGCGTCGCGTAGACTTGGGTCATGTCGCCCTCAACGGCAAAACTGTGAACGTCGGCAGCACGCGGCTCGCCGCGCCGACGAAGAGCTGCGGCGCCGGCTTCGGCAGCCCGAACGGCAGCACCGTGACGCTCGGCCGCACGCTCGCCGCCGCGCCGACGTAGAGCGGCGACGCCGGCTGATTCGCGACCAAGCGCACCGCGGCGAGCACGTCACGAACGTTCTTGCGCGCCAACGCCGAGGCCGTGACCGCAGCGATATCGATCGCCGAAGCCGCTGGCAGCGGCGCGGCGATCGTCGCGCCGGGCGGCCCAGACGCGCCGAGCGGCGCGAAACCGCCGGCCCATGCGGCGGAGGCGATGACGAGAGGCTCGGCCCCCTGCAGTTCGACCGCGACGTCGACGGTGAATTCCGGCCAGACGAGCCGCGCCAGCTCGAAGAACTCGCGCACCTTGACCGGCAGGCCGGCGTCGAGCGCGATCTCGTCTTCAAGCGCCGGCGGCGAACCGTAGGCGCCGTGGTCGGCGAAGCTCGACGCGACGCGGGCGCGATTGGCCGCGTCGTCGTTCGGGTCCCAGAAATGAATGCTGCGCTCCCAGGCCAGCGGCGCGACGAAGGCGGCGTCGCAGCGCGTCGGATCGCGCTCGCGGCGGATCGCGTCGACGTCGGCGGCGAGGATGCGATTGTCCTCGGCGCTGTGCGCGCTTTCGAGCGGCGTCGCGTTGGGCGGCAGAAGGTCGGTCGCGCTCATGAGCGCGGCGCCCAGACGACGCGCGCGCCGGAAAGGATCGGCGCGGCGAACGGATCGCCGCCGACCGGCGCGGCGGGCGAGCGCACCGTCACGTCGTAGACGAGGCCCGGCGCGCTATAGCCGAGCACCGACTCGATGGCGCCTGGCGTCACCGACGCGCCGATGGCGCGCCGCGCCGCGGCGAAGATGGCGAGCGCCTTGGTCTGCGCGGCGACGACGGAGGCGGCGTCCGGGCCGGAATTGAGGAAGATGGTCGCGTCGACCGAATAGGGCGCCGGATTGATCGCCCGCACGACGATCTGGTCGTTGACCTTGCGATTTTGCCGCGGGAAGGCGGCGCGCACGGCGGCGAGCGAAGCCGGAGACGGCGCGCCGTTGGCGGCGACGCCGAGGCAGACAATCATCACCTGGCCGGGCGAAACGCCGGCGACTTCGGCGCCGTAGACGGCGACGTCGGCGAGGTCGACCGGCGCGGCCGACAGCGCCTTGTAGCGATAGCCGCCATAAGTGCCGCCCTGGCTCAACGCCTCCCAGGCGAGCTGGCCGCGGCGGCGCAGGCTCGGGTCGAGTTCGCCGCTGGCGCGAAAAGTGTCGAAGGCCGCGACGACGTTGTCGAGATCGTCGCCTTGCGCCCACGCCAGGGTCGTCGCCAGCACCGCTTCATTGATGCGTTGGGCGACCAGGCCTTCGCGATAGGCGCCGGTCTCCTGCAGCTTGACCGACGGCTCGCTTTCCAGCGCCGACGTGTCGTAGGCGATGCCGGCCGCCAGCATGCGCTCAGTGAGGTCGGCGAGCCGCGCCTGGACGATCGCCGAGAACGACCAGGTCTGCACGGCCGCCGGCTGCGGCAGGGTCGACAGATCGATGTTGGCGAAATTGCTCATGCGAAGATCGCCGGAAGCGGCGCGAACACCGTCTGCATCGGGATCACGATCGAATAGTCGCCGAGATAGCCGTTGGGGTAGTAGTCGCCGGCGAGCGTGAAGCCGGCGACGCCGTCGGGGCCGAGCTCGGTCACTGCGACCTGGCGCAACCGGAAGCTCGGCTCCCACTTGCGCAGCGCCTCGGCGATCGCCGACCAATGCGCGACGATCGACGGCGGGCTCTGCGGCCGATCGATCAGGTTCGGGCCGTTCGAGCCATAGGGCCGGGCGATGACGCGCGAACCAATCGCCGTCGAGACGATGTCGAGGATCGACTGGACGCAATGGTCCCAGCCGGTCAGCACGGCGCCCGTGTTGCGATCGATCCCGGTGCGCATGTCAGCTCGCGACGGACTTCGACGAGGTCGTCGCGCTCGACGAAGACGATGAGCTCGACGAGACCGACGAACTCGAGGAAGACGACGAAGCGGACGACGCCGATGAACTCGACGAGGCGCCGGTCGCGGTCGATGCGCTCGCCGAGCTCGCCGCCGGGGTCGGCGCGATCACGCCTTCGAGCACCAGGAAGTACACGTGGCGCGGGATCGCCATGAAGACGTCGCCCTTCTGGCGGCGTTTGCCGGCGATCTTCATCGCGTTCTTGACGTCCTTGACCACGGTGTAGCTGACCTTGGTCGTGTCGACCTTCGCGCCGCCGGTCGAAAGGCCGCGGCGAGGTCCTGATCGCTTGATCACAGCCATTTCAAAAGCCCTTTCACTTGGTGAAGCCCATGGTGGCGAGGTTGCCGACGTCGGCGAAACCGCCGGTGTCGATCGTCCCTTGCATCGCCACCGGATTGGCCGCGTCGGCGCCGCCGAGGTAGTACTTGCCGGCGAGAACGATCTTCGCCGCAGTCAGCGTGATCACGCCGTCCTGCACTTCGACGCTCGATCCGCCGCACTCGAGGAAGGCCGCCGTGTCGGTGGTGCGCAGCCGCGCGGTTCCGCGCTGCGCCTCGATGTCTTCCGCCGCGCTCGAAGACGGCGCCGGGTTTTTGTCGTGGAAGCCGCCCGGCAGCGCCACCGCGTTGGCGAGGTCGCCGTCGGGGCAGAGCAGCGTGAGCTGCTGGCCGACCTTCAGCGGCCGCCAGCTCTTGCCCGAGCCGGCATGCGTGAAGACGGGAATGGCGTGGGTCGGCACCGGCGTCGTCGCGTCGCCGATGTTGGCGATCGTCGTGTTGGTTGCCGGGTCGAACGAGATCACGACCGCGGGGCGCACGTAGTTCGACTGGCGCCGCTTCAGATCGGCGATGTGATATTCGAGCGCTTCGATGCGGGCGACGAGGCTCATGAGTTGTCCCCCGGATTGAGGGGATCGGCGCCGGTCAGGCCGCTCGCCGCGTCGGCGCCCGCCGCCGGCGCGTTCCAGGTCGCCACGCTGTCGACCAGCGCCTGCGTCAAGGCGGCGATCGCCGTGTCGGGCGGCGCCAGCGAGTCCCCGATCAGCGCGTCCGACGTCCAGGTCACCTGCCACAGCGCGACGCCGAGCGTGTCGACCGGCCCGGAATATTCCGAACGCGCTTCGAGGTCGGTCGGCTGAAACATCCCTTCGAGACCGAAGCGATTGCCGCCGACGGCCAACTCGACCGCGGTCGCCAACAGCAGCGCCGCGGCGTCGCGCGGGATCTTCGCGCCGCCGGGCGCCGCGTCGCGGGTGACCACGACGGCGGCGAAGCGCACCGGCACGCGCAGGCGACCGTCGGCGAAGCGCGACGCCTTGCCGACGCCGACGATCGCCACGCGCACCGCCGGCGCTTTTGTCGCGAAGCGTTTGAGCTCGGCCTCGTTGAACGTGCCGCCGTGTTCGTCGACGTCGATCGTCGCGCCGAGCTTGGCGGCGAGCGAGGCGACGATCGCCGAGCGCAGCGCGACGAGGTCGTTCATTGCACGGCCCTCTCGATGAACGCCATCGCCGCCGCTTCGAGATCGCGCGCGTTCTGCTCCGAGACGCCGAGATAGGGCCGCGCCGGGATCGTGACCTTCTTGGCGACGACGCGCTTGCCGCCGACGGTGAAGGAAAGCGCCTTGGCGTCCTTCGGCCGGATGACCGCGCCGAACTGATGCACCTTGGCGCCGATCCACCCCGTTCCCCAGCGCGCTTCGCTGGCGCTCGCCGCATGGTCGATCGAGCGATAGAGATGCGTCCCGGTGACGAACAGCGCTTTGCGGCCGTCGCGGGTCAGCGGCCAGGCGGCGCCCTCCGGCGTCGTCTTCTCGTCTTCGATGCGGCGCTGGGTCTGTTGCTGGCCCATGCGCGCCAGGCCGTCGAGCAGCTCGTCGAACTCGATCCGGCCGAGCGCTTCGAGGCGCGCCAGCGCCGCGTCGAGGCCGACGAGCTGGATTGCGACGCCGACGCTCACAGGTCCCTCATCCGCTGGCGGGTGAACATCCGCGTGTCGGCGACCATCGCCGGCTCGTTGGGCGCGATCGTCGCGAGGGCGTTCGGCGCGACGACCGGCACCGCGGCCTTGCCGTCGCCGACGTCGCGCAGGAATTGAATGGCGCGCTTCTCGGCGTCGGCGACGATTTCGTTGCGCGCGCCGGGCGTGTTGGAGAGCTGGCCCATCGCCAGGTCGCAATTGAGATTGGTCAGCAGCAGCGCGCCGTCGGCGGCGAGGGCTAGCGGCAGCGCGTAGCGGCGGCCGAGATAGGCGTCGATCACCGCGCTGGCGGCGGCGAGCGCGACGGCGATGCGGCTTTCGCTGCGCGCTTGTGTCGCCGGGTCCCACGCCGCCAGCGTGACCAGCTCCGCGCCCCACTTCGCGTCGAGATCGGCTTCTGCGGCGTAGGCCACGAGCACAACTCCGGAAGGGCCGGCGGCTCGCGCCGCCGGCAGTCAGGGAGGAAACATCCAGTCGGACGTTCCCCGCGCGCGGCGTAGGACGCGCGCGGAGCGGGTTAGGAGCGCTTGACGGAGAGCAGCGGATCGCCCTCGATCGCCGCGAGCTGCTCCGGCGTGATGGTCGACAGGTCGACGTCGATCGCCGTCGGGCCGAACTTCGTTCCGCCGCGCCAGCGCCCGTCGACCGGGCCGACGACCGTTATCTTTTCGCCCTTCTTGCCAGCGGTCGCCTTGGCGGCGTCGGCGTTGTCGGAATTGGCGGTCTTGGCGGCCATGGTGTTCTCCGAGAGGGAAGACGGTGGCGGGGGCGTCGGCGCCCCCGCCGAGACGACGCCGGAGTTCCGGGGCCGCCTCTCAGGTATGGGTCAGATCAGGACAGCCATGGGCTCATGAAGATGTCGACGAGGTCATGGTCGGTGTTGTCCATGACGCCGACCGCGCCGACCAAGGCCGCTTCGCCCGGCGCGCCGTCGACCGCCAGGAACTTCGACTTGATCAGGTCGCGCGCCGTCTGTTCGAGCGACGGGCCGCAGACCAGCACGTTCGGCTTGACGCCGAGCGGCCGGCCGTAGTCGCCCTTGAGGTTGATCATCGCCGCGCGCGCGGCGCGGAAGTTGGCGCGGTTGAGCGGCGCCTGGCTGCCGTAGGCGAACTGCCAGAAGCCGAAGCCGGCGTTGCAGCGGCCGTCGACGCCGAAGACGAATTCCTTCTGCATGAAGACGCGGTCGGACGAGCGCGGGTCGGTCTTGGAAATGAAGTCGAACGCGCTGCGGGTCTGATAGACCAGCGGCTTGACGTAGCGGGTGGTGTCCATCAGGAACCACGCCGGGCCGGCGCCCGCCTGCACGTTGGAGACGCCCTGCGGATTGCCGTTGGCGTCGAGCACCGGATGCTCGGGGTCGAAGAAGTTCTGGCCGTCGTAGCACGGCGTGGCGAAGCCGGCGTCGAGCAGCGGGAAGACGAGCTCGTCGGGGAACTGCGCGACGGAGCGGCCCATTTCGGAGAACAGCGGCGCGAAGACGCCGTAAGTGTCGTCCTCGACCGACTCGCGCGGCACGCCGAGCGTCGACTCGAAGGTCTTGTTGACGATGCGATAGCCGTACGCCTTGATCGCGTTGACGACGCGGTCGCCGATCCATTCGCGGATGCGCGGCACCTGGGTCATCCAGCCGTAGTTCTCGGCCGAGGCGGTCGACGGCACTTCCATCGCGACGCGGCCCCATTCCGGCTTGACGTCGCCGAAGGCCTGGCTGAAGCGCGTGTTGAAGCCCTCGAACATCGCTTCGAGGAGAGCGGGGGTAATCGGGCGCGGCGCCATTTGCGAACTCCGTTAAGCCGTCGACGACGGCGAGCTGGTTAGAGGAAGCGGACCCAGACGCCGCCGCTCGGGTCGATCGCCCACAGCCAGCCGGCCTGCGGCTGGGTGGGCGCGCCGGCGGCGGGCGCGCCGGTCTTCGACACGGTGTTGTCGTCGACCGCGTAGACGGGCGCGCCGACGTCGCCGAGCGCCAGCGGATCGGTCGCGCTGTTGTTCATCAGGAAGGTCCCGACCTTGGCGTCGACCGTCAGCGCGCCGGCGGCGCCGCCGAGGTTGTTGGCGTCGGCCTGCGCCACGCCGACGACCTTCAGCGCGACGTTGGCGCTGGCGGGAACGGCGACGGCGGCCGCGCCGGCGCCGGACAGGGCGACCATGCCGCCTTCCCAGACGGCGGCGTTGGCGGCGACGGGGAACCGCCGCGTCGTGACGGTGGCGAGTTCCTTGATCAGGCGGGAGGCGACGAGGGCGGTCATGGCGGGCCTTTCAAACGGGTTTCAACGGCGGCGGCTTGGACGCGCGCCGCGGGCGGGCCTCAGGCGGCTTCGGCGCGCGCGGCGGCGCGCTTGGCGATGTCGGCGGCGAACGCCTTCGGATCGATGCCGAGCGCCTTGGCGACGGCGAGCTGTTCGGAATTGAGCGCGACGCCCGCGGCGCCGGGCTCGTCTTTCTTCGGGTCGACGATTTCCTTGAACAACGCGGTCGGCGCCTTGGCGACGTACTTCTCGAATTCGGCCAGGCCGGCCTCGGTCGCGCAGGTGGCGAGGAAATACTCGCGCGACGCCGGCGCGACCTTGCCCGCCTTGATCGCGCCGTCGATCGCCGCGGCGACCTTGGCGGCGTGCGCCGCTTTGCGGTCGGCTTCGATCTGTGCCTCGGCGGTCGTCGCGCGGTTGAGCGCCAGCTCGTAGTCGGCGCGCGGCACGAACTTGGCGAGGTCGGGCTGATGGGCGGCGTTGAGCGCGGTCGACGTCTTCAGCGCGGCGATCGCCGTGACGATTTCGGGCGAAGTCGCCGTATCGGCCAGGCCGAGGGCGGCGGCGATCTCTTTCAACATCGAGTGCTCCTGCGCGTTGAGGGCGGTCATGACGAAATTCGGCCGGTTGACCAGGCTCGCGCCGATCAGCGCTTGAACCGAGCCGTCGGCCGGCGAAAAGGTGAAGGCGGGCGAGATGAAGCGGTATTCGCGCGCCGCGATGGCGAGCTTGGCGCGCGGCGTCCATTCGACGCGTCCCCAGATCTCGCCGCCGTTCCGCACATCGAGCTGTTCAATCCAGCCGGCGGCGGGCGCTTCCTGCCCGTTGACCGCCAGGCGGTCCTGGGCGTGCTCGTAGTCGATGACGAACGGCGGCGAGAACTGAGCGACCAGACGGTTTACATCGTCGACCCTCCAGATGCGGCCGTCGCGCCCCTGCAGCGTCGGACCGGAGGGCATGAGCTGCACCCAATCCGGCGCGCCGCTCTCCGCCGCGAGGGCGATGGCGACGCCGGCGGCCGCTGAAGCTGCGGCGTCGCAGAGCGCTAGCAAGGGGGTTGCGGTTTTCTCGGTCACGTGGCTAATTGGCCGAACGCGACGCGCCGCCGCTTTGGTGAAGTTGTTCACCCTGCGAGCGTCAGACCGCCGCCGCTTCCCGATGCCCCGACAAGGATCGCAGACCCTCTCCGACGTGCGCCAGGCGCGCCTGGTCGTCGCCTGCGACCGCTGCGGCCGCCATGGCGACTATGCGGTCGCTCGGCTGGTCGCTGAGCGCGGCGACCTGCGCCTGGTCGATTTCCTCGCCGAGCTGACGGCCGGCTGCCCGCACCGCGCGACGCTCGATCTCCATCAGCGCTGCCAGGCCCATTTCGGCTTCGGCCGCAGCTGACCGCCGCCCGATTTCGCCCCCCGACGCGCCGCGGGCGGTTTTGACGCCCGACCGTCGCCCCCAGCTTCGCCGTTAAAAGGCCATTTTAAGCCGTGGGCGCGAAAGTCGGCCTCGGCCGCTCCGGTGGCAGGCGCCAAGGGCCCCGAGGCCGCTCCTAGGCCGCCTAAATCGATCCGGGCCGCCGCGCCTCTATTCGCCGCCGATCCGGTCGAGGCTTTCGAGATAGAGACCGCCGCCGGCCGTCGCGTCGGGGCGCAGGGCGGCGCTCCAGGTCTCGCCGGCCAGCTCGCCGGCGACGACGATCATCCCGGCGACGTCGGTCGCCGCGCCTTCGTCGATCAGCGCCTGGACGAGGGCGTAGCTCTCCGGCGGCGCGCCGATGCGTTCGGCGTCGGCGACGCTCAATCGCACGGTGAACGACGGCGCCTTCAGCCGGTCGTGGATCTCCGGCGTCAAGGCGGCGATCGGCACGGCGATCTGGCCGCGGTTGACCATCGCCGGATCGCGCGACGCCGGGTCGAAGCGGATCGTTCCCGAGGCGATGCGCTTCAGTAGCCACGAGTCGGCGAGATCGGCGACCGCCGCCTCGCGCGCTTCCGGGCTCATCGCGTCGACGCGGCCGGCGATGAAATCCGCCGCCGTCCGCGCGCGCGCCATGCCGGGGTTCTGCGCCCAGCCGGGATCGATCCCGACCGGGACCTCCTCGACTTCGCCGGTGCGCTTGTTGACGAAGCGCTGCGTGCCGAAGTCGACCGGCTCGTCGGGGTCGTCGGCATTGTAGCCGTAGCGGTCAGCCTCGGCGTCGGAGAGCTGGCGCACGCGGCATTCGCAGCCCCAGCCGTTCGGCGGGTAGTGCGTCGCCCACCAGGCGCTGTCGACCGGCAGGATCGTCCCGACCCAGGCGAGATGCTGCGGCCGCGGATGCTCCGCCGTGGTGTGCAGGTATTGCAGGAACGGCAGCACGCGCTTGGTGCGCTGGATGCGCTCCCACTCGCCGGCGGCGTAGGCCGAATTGACGTTGGCCCAATAGATCGTCTTCAGCCGCGCCGGCGAGCCGAGCTGGACGATGCGCTCTTCGCCGGTCAGCGGGTCGAGCTCGCGCGCCTTGCCCCACCAGCCCTTGGCCTTGAGCGCCGGCTCCAGTCCCTTGGCGAATTCGGCGTAGTCATGGCGCTCGGCGATCGCCTTCGACAGCGCGCCCTTGACGTCGCCGAGGATGTCGTAGCCGGCGCTCTTGGCGACGGTGAAGGCGTGGGCGTGCTCGTCGAACGACAGGTCGCGCCAGTCGAAACTCGGCGTCAGGCCCTTGGCGTCGAAGTAGCGCTGCACCTCGGCCGGCGGATGGTCGAAGACGCCCGACAGGTCTTTGGCGTCGGCCATGGCTTACGGCTTGCCGAGGCCGAGATCGCCGAGCGCCCGCGCCTTCAGGCCGGCGGCCGCCAGGCTCTTGGCCAGCGGGTCGGCGTCGATCTCGCCGGCGAGCGCGTCGAGCGCCGCCTGGAATTCCTCGAACGACCGCGCCGCGGCCGCCGCCGCCAGCACCTTGGCGACGATCGGCGAGAGCTGCGGTTCCCAATCCTCGGCCCCGGCCGCGGCGAGCTGCTCGACCTCGTCTTTGGCGATCGTCCCGCCGCCCTCGGCGTTGAGCGCGATCCGGTTCCAGGCGCGGTCGAGCTGCGCCGGGTTGAGCGCCTTTTGCGCGCTGGTCTTAGCCGCGGGCGCCGCCAGCAGGTCCTCGTCTTTGTCCGGCTCGCCGAAGCCGATCTTCTCGCGCGCCTCGCGCATCGAAACCTTCAGGCCGAGCGGCACCAGCACGCCGAGCGCATTGGTCACCGCCGCGACGTCTTCCGGCTCGGCGACCGGGAAGATGGCGTAGGGCTTCGGAGCGTCGGCGCCGAAGTTCAGCTCGACGAACGGCGCCACCAGGTCGCGATTGATCGTCGCCGCCGCCTGATCGGCGTCGTCTTCCTTGATGTCGATCCTGACCAGGTTGTGGATCTTCGCCTGCGCCAGGCCGCCGGCGTGGCCGTCGGTCGACATCGTCTGGCCGAGCACGACCTTCGAGATCTGCTCGTCCATGTAGCGAGCCATGTTCTCGAACGGCTTGTCGGCGAAATTCTTCGCTTCGATGAAGTCGATCGCCATCGACTCGGGGATGATCGCCGCCGCGTCGACGGCGATCGAGGCGACCGCCTGCAAGAGCTTGCGCCGGTCCTCCGGCGTCGCCGCCGGGTGATACTTGCCGACCCGGATCGGCATGCCGAACACGTCGAGGAACGCCATCCAATCCTTGATCGTGTAATTCTTGAACATCCAGCCCCAGGCGGCGAGGCGGGCGAAGCCGCCGCGGATCGGAATGCCGCTCTTCAGCTTCGGCGTGTGGACGATGAACTTCGCCGGCGGCAGCGCGACGCCGTCGATCGTGCCGAGCACGGCGAGGCGAACCTCGGAGCGCGAGACGAAGTCGAAGGTGAAATATTTCGGGTCGCGCCACTTGTAGGCGGCCGGCCGCCACAGACCGTCGCGCTCGCCCCAGACGATCTCGATGCCGGAATAGCCCTTGCCGAAGGCGTCGGTGAGGTCGCGCATCATGTGGCGGAACTGCGGCTCGCCGAGCAGGTCGAGCACCGCGTCGGCGACTTTCTTGTCGACCCGCTTCTCGCTCGACGGCTCGACCACCGCGCGCAGACTGGAGATCGCCCGCTTGCGGGTCGACAGCACCGAATTGTAGTGCAGGTCGCGCTCCTCCATCTCCTCGGCGAGCTGGAGGTAATAGCGATGGTCGCCGCGCACCGCGTTGCGCAGGATCGTCGCCATGCGCTCCGGCGTCAGGCCGGAGGCGACCGATTGGTCCCAGAAGGCGCGCACGCCGATCAGCTCGGGCCGCGCGATCTCTTCCTTCAGCGTCTCGCGCTCTTGCAGCGCCAGGTATTTTCGCGCGTCCTGGCCGTCCGGCCCGAGCACCGGCGACGGGCCGTGCATGCCGGTCTGGTTTTCTTCCGCGATCAGGTCGCGCGGCGTGCTGCGGTCGATCATGGCCAGGTTCCATAGTCGGCGACGGAGGCAGACGGGTCCGCGCCGGCGGCGATCAGGCCGCTGACGAAGCCTCTGACGTAGTCGAGCCCGGCCGGCGCGTTGCACTTCGGGCAATACCAGCTCGGCGGCTCGGCCTCGACGCGAACGAAGCGATGCGCCGCGCAGGCGTCGCGCCGCGCCCGCTCCTCGAGTTCGCGCCGCAAGCGCTCGCGCTCGAGCCGCATAGACTCGCGCCCCTCGGCGGCCGAGATCGTCGCCTTGAAACGCATCGTCCGCCGGGTCACCACAACCCCTCCTTGCCGCGCCGCTCGTCTTCGTCTTCGTCCGGCCGCTCTTCGCGCGCGGTGCGCGGGCTGTCGTAGTCGTAGGCGATCATCGCCGCGCGGGTCGCCGCATAGGCAAGCATCAGCGCCACCGCCGAGTCGCCGTGGCGATCCTTCGCCTGTCCGCTCTTGACCGCCGGCATGAACGGCACGCCGCCCTTGACCTGGACGAGGCGAAGATCCGAGGCGATGTCGGCGTCGGCCGGGATCTCGATCGCGTCGTCTTCAAACGCCGCTTTCAGCGGCTGCGCGTTCTCGCGATACCACTCGACCGACAGCTTGACCGCCTCGCAGCGCAGCGCGCCGAAATCCTGCTGGACGTATTCGGCCATCGACATGCCGAGCCCGGTCGCGTCGTGCTTCGACGCGCCGAAGCGCGGCAGGCGCGCCAGGACGTACTTCTGCACCTGGCGTTGCTGGTCGAACGGGATGCCGCGCATCTCGACGACGAACGGCGTGATCCGCCGCAGCGTGCGGGCGATCGCCAGCACCCACAGCACGGTGAGATCGGAGATGCGGCCATAGTCGCCGCCGGCGTAATGCCACAACGCCGGGTCGAGCGTCTTCAGCACGGGCAGCAGCTCGCGCTCGCACCACGCCTCGACGTCGACCTCGCGCAAGTGCGCCGGCCAGAAGGTGAACGCAGTCGGCCGGGTCAGCCGCAGCACCGGAATGCCCGGCCGGGCGCGCGCCTCGATCAGCGGCCCCGGCAGCCATGTCCCCGAGCCCTCGCTCGGGATGCAGAACAGCTCTTCGTCGGCGGCGTCGCCGTATTCGCGGATGATGCCGGCGCGCCAGGTCGCTTCGGCCTCGACCGACCAGGTCTCGCCGGTGCGCAGGCAGACGCGCTGATAGAGCCCATCCTTCAGCGCGTCGTCGAAGTCGAAGCGGACGAAGCCGTAGCCCTTGCTCCCCGACCGCGCTTCCTTGACCAGCGCGTTGTAGTAATTGTCCTCGCCGTTGTGGGTCGAGATGACCAGCACCCGGCCGCCCCAGATCAGCAGCGCCAGCGCCGCCTTCATCAGCTCTTTCAGTTCGTCGTGGAACGCCGCCTCGTCGATGATCACGAAGCCCTGGCGACCGCGAAGCGACCGCGGCCGCGAAGCCAGGGCGACGATCTCGAAGCCGGACGCGAAGCGGACGCGGAAGGCCGAGATGCCCTTGTCCGGTCCGTCGTCGAACATGAAGTCTTGGACGCCGCCTTCGACCAGCGCCTCGTCGAACGCCCGCGCCCACATCGCGCAGCAGTCGATGAACTCGCGCGCCATATCGAGGTTGTAGCCGATGTACAGGCTGTCCATCCCGCCTTCGGCGCGCGCCGAGGCCGAGGTCAACACGGCCTGCGCGCCGACGCCCCAGGTCGCGCCGGTGCGGCGCGACTTCTCGACGATCGTCACGCGGAACTTGGCGGTCGTCGCCAGCAGCTTCTGCTGATAGCCGAGCAGGATCGCGCCGAGCGAGGCGCGGCCGTCGAGGCCTGGCCCGGCGATCAGCGAGGTTCGGCGAAGCTCCGCCCATTCCTTCTCGGTGATGGCGCGCGCCGAGGCGATCTCGGCGGCCGTCGGCAGCGCGCTCATCGTCTCACCCCGCGCCGCTGAGCGCGTCGCGCACGGCGCCGATCAGCACCAATGCGCCGCAGGCGACGACGACCAGGCCAACGGCCCACTGTGCCGCTCCGCCTTCGTCGTCGACCATGCCCTCATGCTCGTGCGCGTGGTCGGCGCGCTCGTCGAGCATCATCACGACGCCGAGGAAGATCATCACCGCCGCGGTCGCCCAGATCATGCCTCGCTCCTGCGGATGACGCCGAGCTGCTCCATGATCTTGGCCCGCGTCTCGGCGGTGATGCCCTTCTCCTTGGCGACCTTCTCGACCGCCTCGCCGACCTTGCGGCTCGCCGCGTCGAGCGCCCGCCGCTTGGCTTCGCTGGAAATCGTCTGCGCCTCGACGCTGTGCTTGAGGGCCCGCGCCAGCTCCATCGCCCCTTTCGGCGTGAAGGTCCCGGCGTCGGCGTCGAGCATTTCGGTGATCAGCGTCTTGATCAGCTCGCCGATGACCACGTTGGCCTCGTCCATCCGCTCGGCGGTGAACTGTGGCGCCAGGCCTTCGAACAGCGCCCGGCGTTCGGAAAGGCGCGCCGCCGCCGCGGCGACGCGCATCGCCTTGCGGTTGAAGGCGCTCTTGCTGATCAGCGGGCAGTTCTTGTCGGCGAGCCGGCCGTTGAGATCCGACAGGATCTCGGCCTGGGTGCGCTTGCGCGCGTTGAGCTCGCCCATCGCCCAAAAAATGTCGTCTTGCGCCTCGTCGGGCGCCATATCGAGCGACGACAGGCGGCCGCGGCCGAGGCGATCCGCGCTGGCCATCTCAGATCTCCGGCGGCGAGGGCCGCTTGACGCCGTCGAGCGCGATGCGCCGCTCGACGTGGTCGAGCCCGCGCCGGGTGATTTCGGCGATCAGCACCGAGCCCGCTTCGGTCAGATGCACGGCGCCCAAATCGGCGAGATAGCGCAATTGGGTGTGCAGCCATTCGCGGGTGCGGTTGATCGCCCAGCGCTCGGCCAGTTCGTCGCGCAGCAGCGATGAATTGAGCCGCCCGTCCGACTGCTCGGCCAGCAGGCGCAACGCGACCAGCCGCGCCTCGTGCTCCATGATCGCCGACAGACTCACCGATGATTCTCCAGCATGCTTTCCTGCAACCGCTCGGCGATCGCCTTGATCGGCGCGACGCGCTCGACGATGACGTCGATCTGGCCTTTCATTTCCGTGATCGCCAGCTTCAGCGCATGCACGGTGTCGCCGTCCGGCAGGTGCTCGACGGTGCTTTCGAGCTTGGTCAGGCGCGACTCGTGATCGTCGCGCGACTCGCGCAACTCGCCGACGTCGCGGCGGTTGCGCGCCGTCGCCGCGGCATAGAGCGAGAGCGCCACGGCGCTGATCGAACCCGCCGCGCTCAAACCCTGCCAAATCTCGCTCCAATCGAGCATCGCCCCCTCACTTCCTCAGCTTCGCCGTCAGCCCGTCCGCCTCGGCGATGTCGAGCAGCAGCTTCGCCGCCGCGGCGAGCCGCCGCGCCGGTGTGTTCTGGATCGGCCGATCGGCGCAGACCAGCGCGGCGTCGCGCGCCAGCCGCGTCCGGATCGCCGCGACGACGCCCGTCGCCTTGATCGTCGCCAGCGCCGCCGCCGCCGGGCTCGCCGCCGGGCAGACCTGGCTCTCGATCGCCACGACGCGCGCCGCGGCGGCGTCGACGGCGATGAGCGCCGCCGGCCCCTTGGCCAGCGTGGCGCCGGTCAGCGCCGCGATGACGAAGGCGACGATCGGCGCGGCCATCTCACGAAGCCGAAGCGGCCGGCGTCGCGCTCGCCGCCGGCGCGGCGGTCACCGTCGCCGGGTAGCCCGCCGCCGTGCAGATGTCCTTGACCGCGACGTTGGCGACATTCGCCGCGAGGTCCTTGGCGAGATAGGCGTTGACCTTCGCCGCGGCCGACGAGTCGGAAAGGATCGACGCCGCCAGCGCGTAGGCGCCGCACTGGTAGGGCGCCAGCAGCTTGGCCTGCGCGGTGAGATTGTTGACGATGGTGATGTCGATCTGCACCAGCGCGTTGTTGAGCGCGACGGCGCTTTGCGTCGCCGCCTGCATATTGGCCAGACCCTGGTTGAACGCGGTCTGCGAGCAGCCGGAGAAGGTGAGCGCGAGCGCCAGCGCGATCATCGCATAGGCGGGCGCGAAGACTTTGAGCATGGTCGAGTCCTCAATGGAAAGCGCCGGAAGCCGCCGGCGCGCGGATGAAGATCAGCGGAGGCCGTCGAGCGCCTTATCGACAGCGACGGCGCAACGATCGAGCGCGTCGCGGAAACGCGCGCGCGTTGCGCTCAGAGCGGCGATCAGGTCCGACGGTCTCTCGGCGTCGGGTCGGGGAGGCGGCGTGACGCCGCTCCCGCCGCAGATTTTCTGCGCTAGCAGCTCGACGCGCGAGGACATCAGGTACATGCGCACATCGAGCAAGTGGAGCGCGGCGAGTTCGGCGGCGACAGTGCGCTCGATGCAAACCGCGTCGGCGCGCCGCCTCGGCGCGCGCTTCGCCGGCGTCGGCGTCTTGGCCTTGATGCGGGTCGTCGTCATGTCGCGTCTCCTAGAGCCCGAGCGCGGCGAGGTCGGCCGCGTAGCGTTGGATCGAATGGTTGGCGGGAATTTCGCGGCAGATGCGGCCGATCGCGTCGAACCGCGCCAGCGCCTCGGCCGTGCCGGCGATCGGCGCGCCGATCGGGCGCGGCCAAGTCGGATGGTTGAACAACGGCCGCGACGGCAGCTCCGGCACGATATCGCCGGCCCGCGCGTATTCGACCGCCTGAAGGCCCTGGCGCACGAGATGGCCGAGCCACGGATTGAGAAAGCCGACGCGCGGCGCGCCGAACGTGACGACGCGAAACTTTCGCCCCGGCTGGCGCGCCGCGATCAGCGCGCCGAGCATCTGCGCCAGCGCGCCGCCGAGCGAATGGCCGACCAGCGAAATCAGCCGATCGTCGCCGGCGATCGTGCGGGCGACTTTGCCGTAGAGCGCTTCGCCGCCGCGGCCGAAGCCGCCATGAACGAGGCCCGCGCCGGGAACCCAGTGCGGCGCCGCGCTGAGGTCGCGCAGCCAGTCGAGCGGATCGAGCGGATTGGTGCCGGGCATGACGGCGACGAGCTCGTCGTCGCCGCGCGGCAGCAGGTCGTATTCGCAGTCGAACGCCGCGCGCCCCGACCACGGCCCGCGATAGGACCGCCCGGCAAGATCGGCGAGCGCGGCGTGCGACAGCATCGGCGTCAGGCCTCGCGCTTGCGCACGAGGGTCAGCTCGCGCGGGTCGAAGTCGTCCTCGATCAGGTCGCCATCGTCGTCATGCCAACGGACGACGACGCGGCCGCCGGCGACCGTCTTGACCGTCATGTGCAGGCGGTCGGAATTGAGCCTGACGAGGTCGCCGATCGCGAAGGGCGCGGCGGACTCGGCGGCGGGCTGCGGCGACATCGGCGTTACGACTTCGAGCCGATGGCGGAGTTGGTCACCGCGCGCAGGCCGATGACGACGAGGCCGATCGCGGCGGAGACGCCCGGCGAGACGCCGAGCGACGTCCAGTCGACGCCGCCGAGATAGGTGATGGCGGGCGGGACGACGACGAGCGCCAGCCCAAACGCGACGGTCTTAAAACCCTTCATGACGTTGCTCCTCGGTTTGAAACCCGTTTCAAGCCGCCTTGGCGGCCGGTTCCTCGCGCAGCGCGGCGACGGTCGCCGGGTCGGGCGACCAGGTCGGCGTCAGCCCGTGCGTCGTCTGGAAGGCGCGCATCGCGTTGCGGGTCAGCTCGCCCCAGTCGTTGTCGACTTTGAGCGTCGGCGCCGCGCCGAAGGCGTTGAGGCGCAGTTGCAGCCAGGCGACCGAACCTTCCGCCGGGCCGGCCGGCGGCGTCGCTGTCAGCCTGGCGGCCGTGGCGACCAGCGCCGGGTTGGGAACGAGCGCGGGCAACGCATCCATCGCGGCGAGGATGCGTTTGACGATGTCGTCTTTGTCGAAGGCGCCGCCCGCGGCGTGCGGGCATTCAAAGTGTCCGTCGGCGGCGCACTCGCGGTGCAGGTGCAGTCCGGAGACGCCCTTGACATAGCCGTCGGGACGCAGGCCGAGATGCTTGTGCAGCACCGCCGCGGCGAAGACGAAGTTGTCGCGCACCTTGGCGCCGTCGCCGCTGTTGAAATCCTCGGTGTTCCAATTGCCGGCGGTCTCGATGCCGATCGAGGAGAAATTCCAGCATGAGCAGTGCGTGCCGCGGACGCGCAGATCGCTGAAGCCGACGATGTGGTCGGGGCCGATGAACAGGTGCGGGCCGTGCTGCCAGCCGAGGTTGGTCTCGTAGTAGCGCTGCAAATTGGCGACGCGCTGCGCTTCGGGCGTCTCTTGCCATTGCTTCAGCGTCGGCGAGCCGGTGCCGTGCATGACGATGAATTTGGCGTAAGGGCCGATCGTCAGCGCGGCGACGTGGGCGGCGAACTGCTCGCGGCTATAGAGCGTGCCGTCAAAGCCAGGCCACATGGGAAGCGCTCCGAAGCCTTCGAGAAAGGCCGCAAAGCGGCCTGCGCGATCAGGCTTAGGAGCGGAGCGATCCCGAATGCAGGGTGAACAACTTCACCAAAGGCGCTTCGGTCGCGCTGAGCGGGTTGTTTAGCCCCGCGCTTCGCGCTTGGAAAGAGGCGTGAAGAGATCGGGCGCCGGCGCCATTTCGCGCAGCTGCGCCTTGGCCTTGAACACGGCGGGGCGGGTCACCGACGACATCATGGCGATTTCGTTGGCCGACAGCGCGCCTTCGCGGATCGCCTCGCGCAGGCGCCGCGCCCGCGCGTTGCGGCCCTGGCCCGACACCGGGTCGGCCGGCAGGTCGATCAGCTCGCCGCCGTAGAGCTCGCACAGCAGCGCCGCGCCCTCTTCGCCCATCGCCTCGCCGATCCACGGCGCGGCGCGCGGATTACGCGGCACCGAGATGCGCAAGCCGCCGCGCGCCCGCGCCAGGCCGAGCGCGCTTTCCAGCCCCGCGCCCTCGGCGATCTGGCGATAGAGATCGGCGAGCCAGACGTATTTCACTTGTCAACTGTCCGCGCTCGCGCCGTGGCGTGTTCGGGCAGCACCGTGACGACGACGCCGGCGCAGACGAGACAGGACAGGCCGTCGGCCTTGACCGTGAAATCGACCGCGCCGAGCGCCGCGGCCGCTTCGGCGGCGCGACGCAGCGACACCGTCAGGCGCTCGCGCAGATCCTCGACGTCGAGGCCGCCGGCGCGTTCGAGGAAGCGCACCAAGGCGTGGTCGGAAACCGCGAGGATCATGGCATGCCTATCCGGTTAGCGGCCACGAGCAGCGAGCGCCGCCATAAGCGACTTGGGAGGGTCCTTCGGAGTCGTCTTCGAGACTTCGAAGATCAAGTCGCCAAAGCTCTTGTGTCTGTTCGCGAACGCCTCGGCCTCGCGCTTCGTGGAGAACGTTTGTTCCCACGCAGGCATCGTCTCGCCATACACGACTCGATAGGTCATCTCAGCGCTCCTTGGGTGTTAAGCGGAAAGGCGCAGTTCATCGTTCGCTCTCCACTTCAGCGATGAATTCGGCCGGCAGGCGTTCGCGCCAGACGGCGATCAATTTCAGCGCCCGCGCGCCGGCGCGCATGGCGGGGTGGCGGCCGTGCATCCGCTCGACGTCGGCGATCGGTCGTTTGACGTGGCCGTGGGCGATGGCGCGCTCCAGATTAGTCGCGTGGTCCTCGCACTCGCGCACCAGCAGCGCCGCTTCGTCGATCATCCGCTCCAGCTTCACGACGCTTCCTCCAGGCCGCTCGCCGCCCGCGCGGCGCGCTTGGCGCGGTCGGCGGCGAGGCGGGCGCGGCGATAGATGCGGAAAGCGGTCTGCGCTGCGCCGTGCAGCGTCTTGCAGCGTTCGAACGCCTCGCGGCCCGCCGCCGTCCCCAGCGCCTCGCGCGCCTGCCGCGCCCGGCGCGACGCCTCGGCGGCGATGACGGCGAACTCGGCCTGGGCGTAGGCGGCGCGCGCCTCCAGTTCGATCGCGGCGCGTTCCGTCGGCGAGAACGGCGGCGCCGGCGCGCGCGGCCGCGGCGGTCCCTCTTCGTCGTAGGTCGGCATGGTCAGGCTCCTCGCTTCGCCAGCGTGGCGCGCAGGCGCGCGCCAAACCATGCGGCGAGGCGGTCCCAATCCGCCTCGTCGTAGAACGTGAACGTCGCTTTCAGGCCGCGGCTGTGGCCGTAAGCCTCGACGTCGCCGGGCCAGATGTTTTGACCTGGGATAAACGGCGCGAAGCCGCCGGCGGCCTGCAACTTCGCCGCAATCGCCCGCGTAATCTCGCGTTTCCGCAGCCAAGCGAGATCGCGGTCCGCCAATTCGGCGTCGCGCCGGGTCGGCCATGTAACGCCGCCGTCGCGCGCGATCCACGCCTTCAGCCCCTCGATCGCCCGCGCGGCGTCGGCTGAGTCGGCGAGGAAGCGCGTGTGGGCGAGCCCGGTCTGGCGCTCGACGAAGGCGAGCATCGCCGCGTCGTCGCGCGAGCGCGCCAGGCCGAGGTTCCATGCGGCGATCCACAGCGCCTGCAGCACCGGCGCGTACTTGCCGCTGGCGGTCTTAGCGGCTGGCCGCTTGCCGCTCGCCGCCGGCGCGCCGATCCCCTTGAGGGTGTCGATCAGCGCGCCCGCTTGGGCGGCATTGAGATCGCTCGACGACACGACGTGGAAGTTCGCCTTGAGCAGCCCGCGATAGTCGCCGTCGGTCATGCCGAGCGCGCGACGCATCGCGTGGATGGCGCGGGTCTGGGCGGCGCTGGTCATGAGCGGTCCCGCGCGCGCCAGAGATCGCGCATCTGCTCGGCCTTCGCTTCGCCGGAGAGCTGCGCGTCGCGGTCGAGCACCAGGCCGCCGGCGATGATCACGCAGGCCAGCGCGGCGAGCGGCCACAGGCCGGGCGCGAAAGCCAGGCGTCCGCCGAGGAAGAGAAACGTCGCCGCCGCGGCGAGCGGCAGAGGCGCCTTGAACGGGCTTTTCATTGCACGCCTCCCGCCGGCTCGTCGATGAAGGTCAGGCGCATGCGCTGCGATGGGCAGCGCTCGGCTTCCATGTTGAAACGGCGCGCGAGCTCGCGCGCGTCGTAGTCGGAGAGTGACCAAAGGCCGACAGTGAGGCTCGCGAGTCCTGTGGCGGCGAGCTTCCGCGCCGCCGCCTCGTCGTAGCGGCCGCGCATCTTGCCGAAGACGTTTTCGCTCGGGTAGTCGGCCGGGAGCGCCCTCATGACACGCCTCCCGCCAGCTCGGCCTCGAACGGCTCGACGGCGAAGAACTCGCCTTCCGAGCCGATCGTGACGCCTGGCACCAAGCGCGCGTTGTCGGGGTCGGCGAGCATCGCCTCCTTGTCGATCTCTTCCTTTGGCCGAATGAACGGCAGGCCGAGTTCCTTGATGGCGGCGAGCACGGCCGCGGCGTCGCGGATCATCACCTTCGGTGGCGACTTCCGCCATTCGACCTTGCCGGTGCCGAGATCGGCGAACTTGCGCTTGCCGTTGTCGGTCAACGCCGCGCGGTTGGCGTCGCACCAGGCGCGCAGGCCTTCGGTCCATTGCTCGATCTCGGCGGCGCGCGGCGCGGCGGCGTTCTCCGCGTCCTCTTTCAGCCGGGCGATGGCGTCGTTCATTTCGGCCTGGAAGCGCGCGATCATGCGCGCGTTCTCGCCGATGCGGCGGACGTAGGACGCCGCCTCCTCGCGGCTCTGCGGCGCCGGCGCGCCGGCCTTGGTCTTAGACTTGGGCGACTTCGACATGATCGACTCCGAGACGGGACAGAAGGGCGTTGAAAGCGCGTTCGCGCACGGCGATCGCGCCGCGCTCGCGGGCGGTGAAGCGGGCCTCGCGCGCCGCTGCGACGGCGAGGTCGTAGTCCTTGGCGGCGCGCATGAACGGCGACAGCTCGCGCGTCGTCGGCGGCGGCGCCGGCTCGGCCTTCAGCCGAGCGAGATAGGCGGCGGCGAGCGCCACCGGGTCGGAATGCGGTGCAGTGAAGCTGTCGCGGCCGTCGACGACGATGCGCATCGCCGTCGTCTTGGCCGACGCCGTCGTCGGCAGCGGATAGCCGCGCGCCTCGGCGACGCCGGCGAGCGCCAGCAACTCGATCTCCGCCTCGACCACCAGCGCCGCCAGGTCGCGGCCGGCGTCGAGCGCCGCGCCGATCTCGTCGGCGGCGGCGAGCACTTCGGCCGGCCGTTCGAGGATCGCCTCGCCGATCTCGACCGGTTCGGCGCGGCTAAGCCCGCGCGCCAGGTAGCAGAAGACGCGTCGCGCCTGGCGCGCTTCGTCGCTCGCTTGCGTGCGCACCGCCGCCGCGGCGAGGCCGAAGCGGGCGGCGGCGATTTCGAGGATCGTCGCGAGTGGAAGGTCGCGCATCACGCTTCTCCCCGCAGCGGAAAAGCGACGGTCTCGGCCGAACGCAGCCGCTTCGTCGTCGCCTCCAGTCGTTCCGCCATGCCGGCGATCGCCTTCGCCTCCGCCGAGGCGGCGCGGCAGATTTCGTCGAACACGGCGAGGTCCGGCGCGCCGCCGCCTTCGAGCATGCGCGCCTGCGCCTGGAACGAGGCGAACACGCCGTCGAGCGCTTCGACCGCGTCGCCGGCGAGGGCGCCGCCGGCGTCGACGTAGCGGCCGAACTGGCGGCGAAACGCGCCGATCTGCTGCGACAGCGGTTCAGACATCGCCGCTCTCCTTTCGCAGCCGCGAGTGTTCGCAGCCGTCGCGGCAGGCGCGATAGAGCCGCGCCCGGTTGGCCGACGTCGCGGCGTGACGGTGGCTCTGCTCGGCGATGCAGCGGTCGCGCTCGATTTCGCCGAGGATCGGGCAGTCGACCAGCTCGCCCATGTAGGCGCCGCGCGCCTTGGCCTCGACCTTGCCGACGTCGCCCTTGTAGGAGGCGAGCACCACGCCGGAGATCACGGCGACCGAATAGCCGAGCCGCCGCGCCACGTCGGAGGCCGACGTCCGCTCGCATTCCTCGGCGAGGCGGACGATCCAGTCGGGCGGCGTCTCGCCCCAGCCCTTGCGGGCGTTGGCGAGGAAGTCGGTCTTGCGCGAAGCGTTAACGTTAACGGCCGCGGGCGGCGAAAAAAGGGGCGCGGTCATAGCGTCGCCTCCGCCTGTCCGATCGGCCTGCCGGTGTTGCGGTCGACCAGCACTTTGGCTCTGATCTCGCGCGGCGCGAGCGGCCCGGTGTCGGCGCTCCTCTTCAGCCGGTAGACGCCGGAGTTGAGGCTCTTGCGCTTCGCCTCGCGCACCACCACCAGCGCCCCGGCGAGTTCAAGCTTGCGCACGTAGTCGGAAGCGCTCTTGTGCGAGATGACGACCTCGTCCGTCGAGGCGGCGGCGGCGAGTTCGCCGACCGTGAACATCGGCAAGCCGCGCATCGCCGTCCATAAGTGCCGCGCGACGCGGCCGTGCTTGATGTCGGGATCGATCGGCACCTTGCTCGTGGAACGCACCACCGCGTAGACGAACTGGCCGCGCGGCTTGACGTCGCGCTTCTCGATCAGCGCGATCAGGCCGCGCGCGACCATGGCTTTGATCCACTCGCTGAGGACGCCGCGCGTCTTGGCGTTGGTCGCCCAGAACAATTCGCCGACCGTGAAGCCTTTCGGCCCGAAGTCGCAGGCGGCCTTCCAGTAGTGGTCGGGGCCGCGCGGCAGATCGAGCTTGAAGATGAGAGGGCTCATGCAAACCTCCCGGCTTGCATCAGCTTGCCCGAGCGGGCGCGTGGCGCTTCGCCGGTGAACACGGCGCCGGAATAGGTCTTGGCGTCGATCTCGCGCGCGCCGGAATTGCGCGCCCAGTCGGCCATGCCCGACAGCGTGACGACGATGCGGCGAGCCCGGCCTTCGCCCTTGACCCGCACGATCTCCAACAGTTCGTCGCTGATCTTGACGCCGTTGAGGAAGATGCGCGCGAGCAGTTTGCAGTCGTCGAGGTCGCACGGCTCGGCGCCGTACCAGTCGAGCACCCGGTTGTGGACGCGCTCGACTCGCGCCAGCTTCTGCGGCAACAGCTCCTCGCCGATCAGCAGCACCGGCACCTGGCTGGCTTCCGAGATCTCGCGCACGGTCTCGATCAGCTTCTTGTCGACCAGCTTGTCGGCCTCGTCGATGATCAGCGGCCGCGCCGGTTCGTCGCCGAGCAGGCTGATCGCTTGCGCCGCCAGATCGGCGGTCGCGCCCTTCGGATCGGCGACGCCGCATTCGAGCAGGATGGCGCGAACGAAGGTCTTGCGGTTCCAACTTTCGCCGACCTCGACGCGCACCGCGCGCGTCTTGTTCTGGGCGTAGATCGACGCATAGGACTTGCCCAGCCCCGAATGGCCGTACATCACGCCGAGGTTCGGCAGATGCGGCCCGCGCCGCTGCAGTTTCGTCACCAGCGCCATGAAGCCGGCGACGTTCTTCAACGGCGCCAGCGAGCCTGGTTTGACGATTTGAGCGTTGTCTGTCATCATTTCCACCTTGCAAATGTCTCGGCCGCCTTCGGGCGGTCATTTTTTTGACCAACGCTTTCGGGGACTTCCCCGGCGCGTGACGCCACGCAGCGCCGGGGCTTTTGCGAGACGGCGCACGCCGCTACCTCAGGGCCGCCTCGCCAAAATCCGCGACCAGACCGGCCGTCGTTTCGTATTCGCCGCTGGTCAGGTAATGGCCGAGCCAGCGGTCCTCGTAGGGATGCAGCGCCTCGTTGACGGCGCGGCGCGCGAGCAGGAACAGCACGTGGCGATAGCGCTCGGACGGCGTCGTCATCGCGCCGATGAACTCGGGCGCGCGGCGGAACGCGGCGTGCCAGCTCAGATCGCTGGCGATGAGCGCGACGCCGTTGCGATCGAGCGCGTCGAGTTCGCGAAACAGCGCCATGCGCTGCGGCAGCGTCGCGCGCGCCCTGAGCGCGACGACGTCGGCGCCGCCCTCGGCCTGCGCGCCGGCGAGCTCGCGCTCGACCTTGGCGACGTTGGCGTCGTGTTGCCGTTCATATTGCGCCATCAGGGCGCGAGCATCGTCAGGCGACGGCAGCGCCGGCGCCGGCGGCGCCCGCAGCGCTTCGCCGGCGGCGTCGAGCGCCGGCGTGGCGTAGACGTCGTGGCCGCGCGGGAAGGCGACGATCTCGGCGGCTTTTTCCTCGGCGCGGCCGAGCACCGCCTGCGCCAGGTCGCGCGGGCGGATCTTGCGCATGTCGGCGCGCAGTTCCTTGGCGCCGGCTTCGAGCAGCTTCTTCTGTTCGGCGCGCGCCCGCGCCACCGCTTCGGCCGGATCGACGCCGGCGAGCTCGGGGCAGACCGCCTCGCCGAGATAGGTTTCGCCGTCGGGCTCGAAGACGAAGGCGCGGCCCATGTCGGCCGGGTCCATGCGCACGAACACCGGCGTGCCGGGCATCGCCGCGGCGAAGATGTAGTGCGAATGATCGATGCGCAGGCCGGTCTTGCCGACGACGCGCAGGCCGTCCTTGCCGGCGATCGGCGCGAGCAGCAGGTCGAGCGCCCGCAGGTCGTCGATGCGCTTGACCTTGCCGGGATAGGCGGCGGCCGCAGCGAACGGCGTCGCGCCGGCCAGCCCATCGTGCGGCCGGTGGGCGTAACGGTTTTCCGCCCATTCGTTGCAATAGCGCTGCAACTCGGCCGCCTTCAGCTCGACGCAGAACGCCTCGGCGTCGCTCTCGCCGAGCCGGGCCGAGAACGCCTTGCGCTCTTCGATCACCGAGCGATCCTTGACGCTGTGGCCGATGAAGCCGGGCAGCAGCGGCATCAGATCGCGCTGCAGCGTGCCGATCGCGCGCTCGATGTGGCCTTTCTGTTCGGGACTGAAGGGCGTCGAGGCTTCGGTTTCGATCTGCAGAGAAGCGAACAGCCGCTGCGTCGCCTTGGCCTTGAAATCCGAGCCGTTGTCGGTCTTGACCCGCTCCGGAACGCCCCAGGCGAGGATGGCGCGGCGCATCAGCAGCGCGACGCTCTCGGCCCGCGGCGTCCGCGTGACCTGGATGGAGAGCCGGCGCGAGAAGATGTCGACGCAGGCGTAGATCGAGTGGCGGCCGTCGACGCACAGAGCGTCGGCCGGCGAGGCGTCGATCTGCCACAGCTCGTTGAGGCGCGACACCGGATGCGATTTCACGCCCGACAGGCGGAAGCGCGACTTGAACGCGTCGGGATTGGTGATCTTGGCGAGCAGCGCCCCTTCGGTCCGTTTAAGGTCCTTCAAAACGTGCTGGAAGGTCCTGACCGGCGGCGGCGCAAAGGCGGGGAACTTGGCCGCGACGCACTCGCGCACGTGGTCGGCCGAAAGGTGCGGCTGGTGCGCAACCAGCGCGAGTATGTAGCGCCTGACCTCGCCGCCCTCGGCCGTCGCCAGCACCCCCTTGCCGCGCCGCGCCGCGCCGCGATCGACGCCGAGGCGGGAGGCCGAACCGTTCTTCGTCTGTTCGCGCCAACGGGCGAGGGTCCGCGGCGACAGGCGGCCGACGGCGGCCTTGATCCATGGCGCGATGTCGAGCTTGTCGAGCCCGTAGAGCGCCGAGAACGCGGTGTCGGCGGTGCGGCGCGACAGCGAGGCGTTGCGCGCGAAGCGATCGGCCGCCGCGATCAGCGCCAGCCGCGCGTCGCGCGACTCCAGCGCCGGCAATGTCAGTTGCGCCGCCTGCGGGTCGGCCGCGGCGGCGGCGAGGTCCTCGCGCGGGATTTCCACCGCGCCGATGGCGCGGGCCGCATACGACGCCAGCGCCGCCGGCGGCAGCAGGTCGACGTGATATTCGAAGCCGCCGCCCTTGCCGCGGCGCGGCCGCACCTTGCCCTTGCGCTCCAGCCAGCCCTCGCGGTCGATCAGCTCGTTCCAGCCTTGCTTGCTGTCGGGCAGGCCCGGCAAACCGAGGTCGGCGAGTTCCTGCGGCGAGAGCCAGTCGCGCATCAGACGACGTCCGCGCTGAAGAAGTCGGCTTGGCCCCATTCCCAGAACCCTTGCGCGCCACGCGCCGGCTGAATGGGTTCGAGCGCCTGGGGGTCACCCATCGGCCATGCCCAAAGGCTGTATTGGATGCGCCGGCTGTCGTTCGGCGGCGTCCCGAACTCCTTTTTCAGCGTCTGCGCGCGCACCGGGGCGCCGAGCACGGCGGTTCCGACGATCGAGGCGAGCGGCAGGATGCCGGGCCTCAGCAGCGCGCGATCGAGCAGCGGCAGCGCGAGGTCTTTGATCAGCCCGGTCGACCAGGGCTCATCGTGTAGCCGGATGATCAGGTCGGCGATCTCGTCGCGCTTGACCTTGCGCGCCCCGGCGTGGATCGCGATGCGCTCGCCGCGAACCGCCTTCGGCGCCGCCCAGCCGCGAAACTCGTATGGCTTGGCGCCGAGGATGATCAGCGACGCCCAGGGCTGCCAGACGGTCAGGGCCTTCATCGCGTCAGCCCTTCTTGACGATCTGCGCGTCGATCGCCTTCAGGAACGCCCGCCGCGTCTTGGCGTCGGCCTTTTCCCAGTTCGCCAGCAGCGCGGCGTAGGCGCGGCCCTGCGGATCGTTGGCGACTTCCTTGTCGACGCCGATCGCGACGCGCGCTTGCGCGACCGTCTTGGCCTCGCCGGCCGCGATCGCCTTGGCGGCGGCGCGCTGCTGAGCAGCCGACAGTTCGACCAGCGCCAGCAGCTCCTGCTGGTTGCGCTCCATCTTCGTGCCGCGCAGCGCGGCCATCGCCTCGCGGTCGAGGCCGGAAGCGATCCGCAGCGCCAGTTGAACCGTCCGCTCCGACAGGCCGACGCGCTCGGCCACGTCCTCGGTAAACCGGGGCGAAAGATCAATTCGCAATGATTGCGACTTGAACGCGTCGGACTTCCGATCCCCGCCCTTGGCGGCCACCCGGCGCTTCTCCTCGTAGAGACGGCGCCGCTCGGCGAGGAACACGGCGCGGTCGAGCGCATTGAGCTCGTGGCGCGCCAGGTTCTCGTCGATCTCGGAAATCTTGGCGTCTTCTTCTGCCTCTTCGCGGATGATCGCCTGGTCGCCGACGACCAGCTCGGTCCAACCGAGCAGCTTGAAGGCGGCGAACCGATGGGCGCCGATCGTCAGCTTGTAGCCGTCGCCGGCCGGGCGAATGACGATCGGGTGCTTGAGGCCAACCGCCTCGATCGACGCTGCGATAAAGGCGGCGTGGTCAGGGTCGACCGGCCGCAGCCGGATGCTTGCGTCGATTTGGTCGATACGAACGGTCTTCGACATCGGTTAGGCTGCCGTTTTCGAGGACGGGAACGCGGCGGGGCTCGACTCCGAAACGCGAGTCGTGGAAGACAGGCGCGAGCGAGGGGAGCGCGCGCGAATGCGCCGACCGGTGGCGTCAAACCAGCAGGGCCAGAGTTCATGGGCCGAAACGCCGATCAGGTCGGCGATCGCCCGGTTGACGCGCGTGTGCGGGATGAGCAGCGCGCGCGACGCCGCCGAACGGGTCAGGCCGAGATCGCCGGAGATCGCCACCAGCGACGTCCCCTTCTTGCGAACGGCGGCGACGATGTCGGCTGAATGCCAGCCCTTGATCCGCGCCCTAGTCACCGCCCCGTCGCTCCTGTGGCGTATTTCCGCCACTTCAAATCAGCCGCGCCGCCATAGTGGCGATGAATTTCCACTTCCGTCAAGACATATTGATCTTAACTGGCGGTTTTCCGCCACGGGGCGACCCGATGTCGCATGAACTTGCGTTCCTGCGCGATCGGATCGCGCTGGCGATCGGTGGCCGGCGCAACGCCCTTGCGTTCGCCGGCCGTTCCGGCGGCCGGTTCACCCGCAAGACGCTGCAGAGTTGGATCGACGGCAAGACCTGGCCGGACTTCGCCGAGCTGGCGGCTCTCGCTGAGGCGACGGATCGCCCGATTGGCTATTTTCTGCCACCGAGCGAGCCGCAGCACGTTCCGGCGGCGGTCTCGATCCCGGTGCTCGACGTCGAGGCTGCGGCCGGCGCCGGCCGCGCCGCCGACGTGGTCATGCCGGTCGGCGCGCTCGCGCTGCCGTTGGAGTACCTGCGAACCTTCGCGCCGCGCGACGCCGATCTTTCATGCCTGCGCTGCGCCGGCGACTCCATGGCGCCGACCATCCGCGACGGCGCTACCCTGATCGTCGACGAGCGCCAGAAGCAGTTGCGGCCGTTTCGCTCACGGGCGCGCAAGGCGCCGGTCGAGCGCCAGAGGCCGGACGACATCTTCATCTTCATCCAGGGCGGCGATCTGCGTTTGAAGCGCCTGCGCGACATCGGCGAGGGCTTCGTCGCCATCCTGTCCGACAATCACGCCGGCTACCCGATCGAGATCGTCAAACCCGGCCGTGACGGCGCTTTGGCCATCATCGGCAAGGTGATATGGTGGGACAACCGGTTGTGAGGAACCTTCGATGTCTTCGAGCGCGCCCGTCGAACGGGCGATAAATTGGCATGCTCTCGGCCGCCTGGCGATCGGCTTGCTTGGTTTCGCGGCGCTTTCGTACTTCGTCCTCTTTGTCATTGTCGCGACCGGCACATTCGGCGGGGAGACGGCCGTTTGGACCCTTTTCGAGGGCGCGATCGCGGTCGGCATTCTCATCTGGGTCTTCGCCTGGATGAAGAGCGTGCGGGATCTGCTTCGCGAAATCCGCGACCGGCTGCCCCCGCCGACCCCGCGTTGACTTTCGATTTCGAGGCGCCGTCGCTGGCCTGGCGCGCCGCCGCGGCCTGTTGACTCGCCTCTTCCGATAGCCCCGCCGCCGACGGTTTGAGACCCCGAAAAGACGCGTTTTAGGCCGCTTTCGCTTTCCGGTTCGCCACAATCGCCTTTTCGGCCGATATTCGCGCTTCCGCCCGATTTTCCGGTCCTTTGCGCGGTTTTGTCCGCCGGCCGCCGCCTCTGCGGCCAGTTTCCGGTTCGACGCCACCGCCAGAATGGCGCCCACGCAATTTCAACGGCTTAGGTCGCCGCCGTTCGGCCGCCGCCGCTCGCTCTGAGCCATTTGATCTTGCGCGGCCGCCGAGCTATGCCAGCTCCCGCCGACGCCCGCAGAGGCCCACTTTTTCAGCCCACAGGCCCGCGACCGCCCGCCAAATCCCACTCAATCCCGCCTATGTCAGATGATCTTGCGCGGCACAGCCGGCGAGGCCCGGCGCGGCGGCGATCAGCGCCCCCTTCCCCTTGCAAAAGAAAGGGTTTGGCGCAGATTTGGGCGCCGGTCGTAGCCGCTCGTTAAGGATTAATCGTCATGATCCTGAAAGGGGTGTGGCGTGCGCGCGTCGGGCGATCATGGTCGAGGGTGCGGCGGAAAAAAACGACAAGGGTCGCGTCGGCGATCCCGCCGCCGCGGCGCGGCGGCGCGCGATGACGCTCAAGCTGCGCCAGGCGCGCCAGACCCTCACCACCAACACCATCGACTTCACCGGCCAATACGCCTCGCTGGCGCGGCTGTTCGCCAACAGCGTCGCCGGCGCGACGCCGGCGATGGCGCTGGTCGCGCTCGCCGTCGGTGCGATCGCCTTCTACTGGGTGCCGACGCCGAAGGTCGTCAGTTGGGGCGTCCTGCTCGCCGTTTCGCTGGCGGTGCGCTACGGGCTGGCGATCGCCTTCCTCGATCTGCGCGAGCCGGAAAAGGCGTCGCCCGCCTGGCGGCGTAAATTCATCGTCGCCGAGACCTTCGCCGGCGGCGCATGGGCGCTGCTCGTCGTTCTGCTGCTGCAATCGCCCGACCCCAACGCCCGCACCTTCGTGCTGGTCGTGCTGCTGCTGATTTCGGGCATGACGGCGATGGTCGCCTCGGCGATTCCCTTCGCCGTCGCCGGCGGCCTGCTGCCGATGGCGATTTCGATCGTCTACGCGCTCGGACCGACGACGCGCGGGCAAGCGCTGCTGATGTCGGCGCTGTGCGTCGGCATCCTCGTCTATTTCGTCATCCTCGCCAACCGACTGCATCGCACCTCGCTCGCCGGCCTGTCGTTCCAGGCGGAAAAGGACGCGCTGATCGCCGAGCTGGAGCAGGCCAAGCTCAATTCCGACGAAGCGCGGCGGCGCGCCGAGAGCGCCAATCTCGCCAAGTCGCGCTTCCTGGCGACGATGAGCCACGAGTTGCGCACGCCGCTCAACGCCATCCTCGGCTTCTCGGAGGTGATGAAGGCCGAGCTGTTCGGCGCCCATTCGGTCGCGGTCTACAAGGACTATTCCAACGACATCCATTCGAGCGGCCAGCACCTGCTGATGCTGATCAACGAGATCCTCGACCTGTCCCGGGTCGAAGCGGGCCGCTACGAGCTGAAGGAAGAATCGGTGTCGCTGCCCGGCGTGGTCGAGGAATGCCGCCACCTGCTGGCGATGCGCGCCAAGGGCCGCAACATCGACGTCGTCGAGCAGCTCGACAGCGACCTGCCGCGCATCTGGGCCGACGAGAAGGCGGTGCGCCAGGTGACGCTCAACCTGCTCAGCAACGCGATCAAGTTCACGCCGCAGGGCGGAACGATCACGATCAAGGTCGGCTGGACCAGCGCCGGCGGGCAATATCTGTCGATCCGCGACACCGGCCCCGGCATCGCCGAAGAAGAAATCCCGATCGTGCTGTCGTCGTTCGGCCGCGGCTCGCTGGCGCAGAAGAACGCCGAAGAGGGCTCCGGCCTCGGCCTGCCGATCGTCAAGGGCCTGGTCGAGCTGCATGGCGGCGAGTTCCGCCTCAACTCGAAGCTGCGCGTCGGCACCGAGGTCGTCGTCGTCTTCCCGCCCGAGCGGGTGATGGACGCGCTGCCGCAACTCGACCCCAGCGCGCCGCCCGAAGAGACGCCCGAGCAGCGCGCTCGGCGCCGCGCCCGCCGCTGGAGCCGCCGCGCTGCGGCGTAAAGGCGCTTCGGCGACGTCTTGCCAAGCCGCCTCGAGCGGGGGAGATTTGCGACGTCGTTGGCGGGCGCCTGGCAGGGGAACGTCGCCATGGACGGATCGGTTCCGATTTGGCTCTACCTGATCCTGGCGCTGAACTTCGGGATTTCGTGGTGGAACGCCCGAAGTTGCGGCCGAGCCTGGGTCGAATCGAAGGCGGTCGGCGGATCGATCAGGGCGTTGGTGTGGTGCGGCGCGATCCAGAGCGCCATCGGCTTCAGCTCAGTTTTTCTGTTTCCGCTGCTGTTCTTGGCGAACGCCCTCTTCCCCGATGCTTTCACCGCCGATCAACTGAACGGGGCCGTGAGCCTCTGGTACGTCACCATCATCTTCCCGGCGCTCGGCACCGGCCTGATCATCACCATCGAGTCCTGGATCGCCGCCTACCGCCAACATAGGCTGATGAACATTGGCCTCGCCGCTTACAATACGCTGGCGCAGGTTCATAACACGATGGGCGCGATCAACGGCCTCGGCCCGGCGTTCCAGGCGGTCGGCAAGCTGTTCGCCTCGGTCGCCAAGGGCCGCGGCGACGCCAAGGGCAAGGCGGCGATGCTCGGAGCGATGATCGCCATCGCTCTCGTCGTCCTGGCGCTCAGCGCCGGCGTCATTTTGACCGCCGTCCTCATTCATCGCTACGCCGGCACCGTGCCCTTGCCGGCCGCATCCGCCGTAACGGCGCCGCGCGCCGCCTGA